TAGACTTGCTACTCATTATGATATTCCAGGAACAGTAAATATACCTACAGAAGATACTTCTACTGATAGTGTTACTGTTGGTTATGCTACAGAGTTTACTGATTTAACATCACATAGTAATAAGTTTGGTACTATTGAGTTAACAGGATTCTTATATGGTGCATTAACAAAGATCAGTAGATCATTATTAAAAAATAGTAACTTCAAATTAACAAATTGGGTAATTAATAAAATGGCAAAGAAAATTGCTAAGTTTATTGAAGGTGAGTTATTAAATGGAACTACATCTAAAGTAAGCGGTGTTGTAGGATCTTACGACTCTACTAATATGAAAAAGGTTTTAGCAAGCAAATCTGCTATTACTGCTGATGAGTTAATTGAAACTCAAGATTTAGTAATTGATTCTTATCAAGCTGATTCTATTTGGGTTATGAATAGAGCAACAAGAACTGCTATTAAAAAATTAAAAGATAGTAATAATAACTATTTACTAAATAGAGATCTTTCATCTAAATATGGATATACTCTTTTAGGAAAAGATGTTTATGTTTCTGATAATGTTTCTAAATTAGGTACAGCATCTGCTAATGTTATTTTCTATGGTGATTTTAGTGGACTAGCAGTAAAAGAAAGTGAAAAAACAGAAATTCAAATCCTAGATCAGTTATTTGCAGCACAACATGCAATTGGTATAGTTGCTTGGGGTGAAATAGATGCTAAAGTAGAAGATAAGCAAAAAATTGCTGTCGTTACAGCACCAGCAGCTTAATTTAGGAGGTCTTAATAATGAAATATGAAGCTATTGAAAGTTTTAGCGGAATTATTTCTATGGCAAAGGGCGAAATTAGGGATATTCCTAATGATGCCCTAGTCAAAGACTTAATGAAGGCTAAACTAATAAAAAAATATACACCAACTGATGAAAAAATATTAAAAGATGAGTTGGAATCTGCTA